CCGCCATTGGTAGTGTCGTAAATCAATTCACCCACATCAGGTGTTATGCCTGTGCGTTGTGCTGTCGTTGCTCTTGGAATCTTTATCTGTCCCATAATTATACTCTTTGTCCTATGTCTAAAATTTCACTACCTGTCATCCTATCACCCATGTCAACTATCTCACCACTACCTGCACCCCCACCACCGCCACCACTACCACCAAATGTGCCAAGCTGTGCGTATGGTAACGATGTCCATGCTGTAACACCATCACCAATCTTTGTCTTGTATAACCTAACTGTTCCGCTTGTAAAGTAAGTGTTATTCTCCACACCTACCTCTGCCACCAACAACACAGGATTGAGTGCAGTCCATGTGGCTGCTGTTTCGTTCCTAATCGCATACGGTGACTTGGTGATGTAACTCATTTAATATTTTGTTGGCTCGGTTATAAATGGTATAGCACACCTGTCATCTGCCTTGCGTAACTGAATGGCTGCCTTGAAACTCACACCGAAGTACCTCTCTGGTGTGATCTCGTTAAAGAACGTAATATCAATGTCATCGTCTTCACTCACATTGATGAATGTCCAGTTGTAGTCAGGATGTCGCAGTTGTGCAATCACATCCTCTGCTATTTGTGCTGTATCTGAATAGACTTCTGTGAACGCATCACTACCCCTACGCACTGAATCAACAATCCAAAAGGTGAATGAATACTTTGATGTGCTTCGTGTCCTTCTGATGGAATCTACCTGCACCCACAACTCAATAGGATTACTCACACCTGATGTGTAAAGGTCAGGCAACTCACCAAACTGAAACCCATGTATTTGTCTATGGTTTGTCGCAATGCTTTGCAACGAGCTTACTATCTGGTTTAATGTTGTTGTCGGTGTGGTTGCCATCTTTTATCTTTTCAAAATACAATTCAAGTTTCTTCCCGTTATGGGACAATTTTCGTTGGTGGGAACCTTTCTTTTTCATCTGGACTTAATTTAGAATAACGATTGCCTGTGTACCAACCTGTTTCGTAACTTGATGCCTTTGGATAGATTGTGTCTATGCCAGGTGTTGGTGGATTGTAATAAGTAGGATATAACTGCTGATTCTGTGCAAGGTAATTAGTTAGTCGTTGTGCAAACTCCTGTGCCTGATCAGAGAATTGTTGACGCATTCTGTCAAGGATTGACAAGTCAACAGATGCTGAATTATCAGAACTCATTGTCTGCACTCCCTTATCTCGTATCTTGTAATTGAACACATGCAGTCCATTTGCCAACACCTCAAACCGATGTGCAGGTCTTAACTTTGTCAACACCGTTGCATTTAGCACACTTACTGTATTGGCTTCTATCTCTGCCTTAATCGTGGCATACAAACCACTTCCAAGCAATGGAAGGATTCGATACTCCTGCACATCAAAAATCAATGCAGCAAGTTGTTGCTGGTCGTAGTTGTTGTCAATATATGCCAACAATCTTTCATCCGTTGGCTTTAAAAATAACCCATCTATAATTGCCATACTATTTTCTTGTTGATCCTTTCTTAACTAAATTACTTTGCCATTCGTGTCTGCAATGTGGAACGTGAATTGTTGTGTCTGGCTTTGTGTACCAACCTCCACGCATAAGCCAAACAGAACCGCCTACCTCATTACTCATTGCATCTATTTTTGCTCTTGTGTATAATAGTTGTGCATCCATCAACTTCACGCAGAACTCTCGTGACACACCTCCCAATGCTAATGGTGGTGATTCAGGTGACAGCTCGTAGGAATACATTACTTCCAATTCAGGTTGCTCTACATTTGCTCTACTGATTTCTGATTTCGTTGGATTGCTGATAATGATTTCACCTTCAATACCACCTTTTGTGCTTATCTTTTCTTCTGCAAAGTTCATGTAACTTTCTTTCAGCTCGTTCTCATACGCATCAAAGTTCATCCCTTCTGTGAATTTCAATGACTGCGATTTCAATATCTCGTAGTCTGCCTTCGGTGATCCACATTTAAGAAACATTTCAATGTTCGCCTGTGAATTAAAGTGTGCCTGAATGTTTGTTGTTTCTGTTGCTTCTGTTTCAATACCTATCAACCCAAGTATCTGTGATGCTGTCATCGAATCCAATATCTTTTGTGCCACCGCTTGTGGTAAAGAATTTAATGCTTGTATCGTGTCAATAGTTTTCTGTGATGCGTTTGGCAAAGTGAATCCTAATGGCTGTACTGTTTTCAATCTTAATTCAACACCTATTTCAAAGTCACCGATGAACATATTAACCATGTCTTCAATTAACTTCTGTCTTGGTATGATGTACATCTGATTGAACTCATTGTGTGCAATCTCAATCTCGGAACGCATACCCAATGCACCCTCTCTCGCTATGCCAAATAGAATTGGATTTGCAAAGTGTGCTGAAAAGATTTTTGTTTCTGATTGCTTTGCCACTTCAATATATTGCTTGTCGATGTCACTCATTGCAAGTGTCTGCACATCTGTTCCTGTTTCTTTGCTCATGGCAAAGTTCAGAATTATGCGTTGCCCTTTCTCTCCTGTAAATTTCTCAATGATGCGATTCTCAATTTCTTCTTGCTTGATTTCATCAGGCACTCCATTGTAGAAGTTTATGATGTGTGCAGGAATAAAACCATTTTTGATATTATGATAGTGAAAATCAGAAAGTGCAATGTCAACATTTATCCAAATAACCGCACCACTATAAGATGGTAAAGGATAGACTTGTTGATTAGGATGGTAAACAGAAAAGTAATAAAGTTGTGACTTCTTATTTGTCGCTTCTTTATCATACGCATCAAAGACTTTGTAGTCTGGCTCGTTCTCTGGATTCTTGTTCATCTTGCGATTACCAACCCCATCCAATGTGTACCAACGTGATGTGTAATAATATTTCTTTTTGTCAGGACTGCTACGCACATTTGCAAAGTCAATGTAATTGATTGATGACAATGCACCACCCTTATTGTAGATCACCTCTGCTGCCATGCCATTGAACAGCTCCAAATCATTCGCCCACTTCTGTGATGCTTGATTCAAAGTTTCATTGCCAAAGTTCTTTGTCAAGAAATCATTCACCATTGACTGCTTCTGTACCGTTGCTGTGCGTGAATCGTAAGTCCATCCATTGCCAACAAGATAACGCACCTTCTGGTCAATGATAGTCTTGTGGTATGCACTCCGAGTGTATAGGTCAATAAGATAGTAGGGATAGTCATTGTACTGACCAAACAATACATAGTGCTTGTCTTTCTTTTCTACGAATGCAGGAAGGTCTTGATTGCCGAAGGTCAAGAATCTTTGTGATGCTGTTGGTATATTGTTTAATTCTGCCATACGAATTCTTCTGTATATGTGTTGTCAATGAATGAGCTTGTTGCTGTGGTTGTGCTTTTGAGTAACCCTGTTTCAACTAACGAAGTTGATAGTGCAGGATTCAAATTTGATGAACTTGTTTGCTCGTAAATTTTGTATTGATATGTCCCCTCTACTAACTTCACCTGCCCTGACAATGGAATGGATGTGTTCGATTCAATTATAGTAAGTAGGTTGTATCTCGTTGTCTGTGTGGATGTATCTGGACATATAGCATACACAAGTTCATTTGTTGCCAAGTTATTGAACACGACCAAGTAGTAAGGTGATGTCAATGTTGTCTTTTCGGTAAGTGTGACTGGCACACTGTTAGATTGTAGTCTGATAATCTTCAACATATTAATATAAGTAAGATTATGAATTTTGTATAAAAAAGAAAGTTTGGCTATTGCTAACCAAACTCTCAAACCTTACCTCACTATGAAAACAATTTCTTATGTTACTAAAAGTGCGTAGTTTGCTGAACTCATTGAAGATATTGGAGAAATTTCCATTCCTGTCCATGTTAATGAGTAACCGCTACGATCACCATCTGCTGTGCCTGAATCAGATTCACCTGCACTCAAATCAAGTCCACGAAGATAACCTAACAACCAGATATTACCATTGCGATCCTTAACTGCTATCTGAACTCTTGCTTGTGCGTAGTTCTGTAATTCGTTACGGAAAGATGCTTGTAGTTGGTTGTAGATGTAAACTAATGTTTCTGTATAGAACACTGTGCCATTCTGAACATTGACAGTTGCTGAATCTTTAAGATTCGCTGTTTGTTTCTCACAAGACAATGTGTACCATCCTGACAACGATGCTCCTGTTATTGCAACAACACCACTTGTAAGTGTGTATTGTGCAGCAAGTGTTGCATCACTTGGCATTGCGTGTATTTTGATTTCTTGAATTCCACCTACTGATGCTCTGCATCCGATAGGGAAACTACTTACTAATGTACATGCCATTTCTTATTTCGTATTTAAGATATGGGAGCAGGTTACCCCACTCCCATTTCTTGGTTAATTATTAGATATTTTTGTACTGAACGATTTGGTCTGTGAAGTGATTCGCAACACCAAGTTTGAAGTCCATTACCATTCTAACTTCACGATTGTCTTTTGAATACCAAAGGTCGAAGTTCTGTATGTCATTTTCAAGGTCAACACCTACAACGAAGTTGCTTGTTGTTCCTGCGAAGATACGATGCTTTGCTGCTGTTGGAAGACCTGTTCCGTTGTCGGAATTTAGTCCTGGTACTGCAATGATTTTTACGTTACTTCCTGGATACATAAATTCTAAACCACTGTATTCTGCTGTTGTAGGAGAATAGTGAAATAGATTCTTTTTTGCAAGAGCTAAAATCAACAAACGGAAATCTTCTTGTGAACAGAAAACCGCAGGATTGTCGTTAAGAATTGCATTTGGGATTTTAACAAAGATAATTTCCTCAAATATATCTTGCACAAGTGCTGCTGTGATAGATGCTTGTGGTGTTGCTGCTATTGCTGTTGCTGCTGTGTCGATAGTCTTGATGAAACCGTTCATCAATTTCAAGTTAGGATCAGCAGTTGTTGCTGTGTTACCTAACCACAACATCGCTTCAACTTGTTTGTTGATGTATGCTTGAATGCGATCAGTGATTGCTGTGAAAAACGCATTGTCGATACCATCTTGTGAGTCGTATGTGCCAGAGTACAATGATCCTGCTTTAAGATACTTCTGTGTGAAATATGCTTCAAGTTCGTTTGGACAAAAAGACATGTTTAATTTTAAAGACACTGGTGATATAGTTGTCTGTGTCAATGTTGTTGTTCCTGATGTGTTGAACGCACCGCATCCACCTGCTTGGAAAGGAGCTGTAACGTCAAGGATAGGAACTTTCATTGCTGATTTGATACCTGCACGAACATCGATAAGTCCCATTGTTCTTGCTCCAAGAATGGATTTGGTCACGATGTCTGCTCTGTTTTCGTCTGTGTAAGCAGCTAAGCCGCTTAATGAAAATGTTGCCATTGTTTATTTTTTTTTAGTTTGTTTTTATGAATTAAATTTGTGTGTTCATTCGTTTGCGATACTCCTCTAAACTTTCACGTTTAGAAGTTGGCTCTGACTTCAAGTTTACTGGTAGTTTCTTTACAGAATTTTCGGCAGGTTGTTCGCTGAACTTTAATACCAATGCACTCAAATCTGAATTATATCCTTCCATTACTTCTATCTTGTCCGAAAGTTCTTTTGTTGCTGTTGCAAATTTTTCTGTCATGTTAACTACTGACTGCTCCAACAATGATGTCACTTCTTCTTTTGTGAAGTGATGCTCTTTGGTGTGCGTTTCAATAAGTGTTTTAACAGTTGCTGTGTTGTTCTCCATTTCATGTGGTGTCGTTGGCATCCCCTTCTCTTTGTCTTTTGATTCCACTTCTGCCTCTGCCACTGGTGGTGTAACAGTTACAATTATTCCATCGATAACTTCGATAGTTGCTCCATCTTCCATTTCGTAAACCGCATCAGGTGCAGGAAGTTCTGTTCCATCAGGTTGAAGTATTGTCACTGGCATCTGTACCATTGGCATATCACCTTCGTAACGAAGTGTGCTTCCATCAGGTAGCATGATGTCTTTGAAATTCAATTTTGTTGGTGACAAATGTTTCTTAACAAGTGTCGCTAATTCTGAAATGAATGTTGCTTTGTCTGCCATGATTAAGTTTATTTAAATTAATAAGTACATATTTTATATGTGTACCATTTTATGAATTACTTTTTGTCAATCTCTTTTAATTTGTTCTCCGCCCAACTGATGCCACTATCACCACCCCAACAGTCCCACATCAAGCCACCGCACCCTTCCGAATAGGGAACATCTTTATATTGCTGATGCCTTCTGAATGCCGACATTCGTGCTATCGTGTCCCTTGTTATTGGCTCACGCTTTGCTAATTGGTTTGCTCTTGCCTTGCCAACTGCTGTGCCACAACTTCCCCATCCATTCTTATCTGCATACTCTAATGCTCTCTTTGCATTGTTACTTGCTCCTTGTGGATAGTCGGTGTATGAATCGGCAAAGTTTAGAATATCAAAAATAGTTTGTAAGTGCTTTTCATCGGCATCGACCTCAACCACCTCTGCCTGTGCCTTGATCTCAAAGCCAAACATACCTTCAACGCTGAATCCTTTGAAGATGCCAGTCTTGATGAACTCATTCCAAACTACGTCATTTTCGATGTAATAAGAAAGAAACCAACTTCCATCTGGTGCTTTGTCAAATATCTTCGGTGTGGTGATGCCTCTGCTCGAATCAACGATGAATGATTCAATACAATAGATGCCTTCTGTTTGCGTGTCTTCTTCGTGCATCATGTTCACGTTGTTGAACTTGTTGAGCTTCGCCCACTTCTTGACAATCTTTTCAATCACAGGTTTACGGAACACTACATTGTACTCGCCACGCACATCATCCTTGCGATAGATAGGCATGTCAGCAATCATTGCTGCTCCTGTTATTATTCTGCGTTCTGGTGCAGACACTTTGAATGCAAAAGATTTCTGTGCTTCAAATGTCATCCAATTCTCTTTGATTGCAGGATCATCGACAAGTGCAACGTAGTCCACACCGCTTTCAGCAGCTTCGTCTTCGTTGATGTCTAATTCATAAGTCATTAATTTTTTCATCTTATTTTATTTTAGTTATTGAAAGTTCATTTGATTCTGTACCACCGCCACCTGTGTCTGTGTCGATGTAATATCTGATTCAACCACATACACTTGTATCGGTGTTGGTGTTGGTGTGTTTTGATTGTTTACCGTTCCATCAGGATTGAGCAATGTAGATGGTTGTGAGTTGCTTGTCGCTGCTGCTGCACCTGCATTTAAACTTGGTGGTGGCTCATTGCCTCCTGCACTTGTGGTATCAAATTGCGTTGCTGCTATTTTTGCTATCGATGCTAATGATGTTATTCCTGCACCAACCATTGCTGCTACCATTGCAAAACCACCATCAAACTTTGGATATTGTGCCAAGATAGAAAGTTGTGCCTGTGCTGCGTTAATGATTGCAGTTGAGAGATTCAATGCTTTGTTTGCTTTAAATTGTTTTCTCAAAATTTCTTCTTCTTCTTTGCTTCCCTTTTTTGTCTTTGACAATTTAGATGCGAATGCCAAGTCTGATAAAGTTTGTAATCCTGCTATCGAAGTGATAGCCAAGTCCATCGCAATCTTTGCTGATTCTTTATTTTTTGCTTTGTCTTTTTCTTTTTGCTCTGCATTTATTCTTGTTTTTTCATCCGCTTCAAATTGTGCTATCTGAATTGCTGTGAACGCATCATCAGATTTCATCATCTTGAATTCTTCCGATGCTGTTACATCAATAGATTTTACCTCATCATATAACTCCCTTCTTTTATCAATTATCTTTTGATTATACTCATCCTCTGTTATATTACCATTATCAAGATATACCTTTTGTAATGCAGCAAAATCTTCAAGTTGCTTTT